AAGGTTGATATTTTCCATCCTTTTTTGGGGCTCCAATATCTACCCATTTTTGATTTACCCATTTTTTTAAATCGCCCATTAGACTATTCTAGTTACTTTCTCTTTGCCCTTCATAATTTTACCACAGCCTTTTGCAATGAAACCACCGTTTCTCGCGCTTGCTCTAACTTTACCTTTGCAAACTTTAGAAGCATACATGTTCGCGTATGCAGACGGGTAAACTTTAAATTTACGCTTTGCTGCGGCCTTACCTTTTGGACAAAGCTTTGCCATTATCTAGCTCTTCCGCCGTCTTTCATGTAACCCATTTTGTTTCTAACTTTTTTGGGTAATTTTTTTAAACCTTTTTGATTTGGCTTAACTTTTTTCAAAACCTTGCCACCTTTTTTCATCATAGGTCTTTTCATCATCATTGTTCCTGGCATTATCTTTTCCCCTTTTTATATGCTCTACCGAAACCACGTTTTGCGGCTCCTCGTTTAACACCTTTTTTAGTTATTCTACCACCATCTTTAGCAGCAAAATCTCCTTCAGCTAATCCTGAAAAAGAAGGTTCTGATCTTATACCATCAAGATTAAAAAAATTTTTAATCGCTCTTCTAGTATTACCCTGAACATTCGTTAGATTTGATCTACCTGGAACTCTTAATTGAGGTGGTAACATTCCTCTATCCATTTCTTGTTTTGCTTTAAATGTTCCAAATTGACCTTTAGTAAATGGCATACCGTCTTGATAGATATAATCTTCATTAACAAAAGCTGTATCTGGATTTCCAACTTTTTTAGGAATTCCTTTTTTAGCATCTTGAATAGTATACACTTCACCTTTTTTATTTACTCTTTTTGATTTTACATTTTTAGGTTGTATATCACCCATCTTCATACCAACTCTTGGCATGCTATCTTGAATAGTTGTAGGTGTTTTAACAACTGTGTCTCTTTTAGGTGTTTTAACTTTTTTAAGTGTTCCTAATTGTGAAGATTTTTGTGCATCAGAAATAGTTTCTTTTTCACTCATTTGATTTCCTCTGCCTCTAGCCGCTAAAGCTAGACCACCTAACAAAGCCGCAGCTTTAAGTAATCTTCTATTTCTTTTTCTAGACTTTTTACTCATTATTTTTTACCCCCTCCATTTCGGAATATTTGTGTACCCTTTATACCATATATACTCGCGACTACAAGGATCCAAAGATTTGTGAACCATGACGGGAGCTGCTGGAACTGCTCAAAGAACAGTTTTATTTTTTCTGCTGCACCAGGATCCTCGCTGAAGACTCCCCAGGCGATCACCAAAATTGGCGCCGTGAGCACGAGCAAAACGAATTCGTCCTTCCAGTCCGATTGTCGAGCCTCTAGCAATTTGCCCTGGTACTCGCTCTCTCCTCGGGCCATCTTAGAGGCATGCATGTGCTGTGCGTCAGCCATCGCCATCTTTGTTTCTTGTTTTTTCTTATAGATGTGCGTTGCTGCGTTTAATCCCAGCTTTAGTGCGCTAAACCACATAAATTAGTACCAATCTGCTTTGCTTTTCTTTTCGTCAAGCATTGCTCTTTGACCTTTTACCTGAACAGATTGAGTTTCTGTTGGTTTTGAAACTTCAACTTCAACTCCACCTTTAGGTAAGCCATTTTCGTTCAAAAACATGTGGTGATCTACGTGAACCATGCCTGCGTGACTTGATTTTTTATTTTTTTTCATATTTATTCTCCAGTTTTTCGAATGATTGCTACGTTAGGCATCATCTGATCCGAATTTGGAAGAGTTTTTCCTAAAATAGTTTTCTCAATCGATGTATTAGCTCTTAGTTTAGCCAATTCTTCGTTTTGTTCAAGCTTTTCTTCTTGTAAATCTTGATTCATCATTGCTTTTGACTTGTCTAGATTCAATCTTTCCTCTGCTTGTGTACGTTTTTGATCATTGTCCATAGCTCTAAGGTCTAATTCTCTTGCTTTTAGCTTAGCAATTGGGTCGTTTCCAAAATCACCCATAATTTTGTTCTCTTCATCCTTAAATTCTTGTGTCATGTCAGCAATTAGTTTCGCTTTTCTTGCTTCAATAGCCATACTTAACTGCATAATTTGTTGTTGGATCTCTGGAGACTGTCCCATTGCAGGATTCATCTGTGCTACTTGTTGTAATTGCATTAATTGTTGTATCTCTTCTCTAAACTCTACTTCTAATTGTTCTTGTGCCATCAAAGAAATGTGTTCAAAAATATTTTTTTGTAATGCAGCCATAACTGGTGGACTATTTTTAGCCATGTTAGTTGCCATAAAATTTAAATGTGAAGTAATATGTGCTCTATGGTCTTGACCTTTAAATGCTTGAAAAGGTTTACCACTCATAGCCATAATATTTTCTGCCGCCGGGTCCATTGGCATTGGTTGTTGAGGTGGTGGTAATATTCTATTTATATCTTTTACACCTATCGCACTATACATATCTTTGTATGCTTCATACATATTGTGCATTTGTGGATTTGACATTGCAAGTTGTAATTCTGTTTGAGCTAAACTAATTCTTTGTGATTGTGAAAATATATTTGGATCTGCAACAGGAAGTATATCAATCTTGTCATCAAAGTCTGCAACCTTAATATTTCTTTGTCCACCAACAACATCGTAAGGATATTCTGCTGGTAGATAAGTTTTGAATACATCTGCCAATAAAACAAATTCTTGTTTTAACGCCACATACAATCTTTTATGTATGGCTGACATGACCCTGGAGCCACGCTCTAAAAGGGCAATGGTCGTTCCAACAGCTGCCTGTTGGTTGCCGTCACCGACCTGCATGTCAGCTATGGCGGCAAAACGTTGACCTGCTTGAACCACAATTCCCATTAATTGTAATAAAGTTCCTGATGGTTCTTTAAAAGGTAAAGGCATAAACGCATCTCTGATGTTTCCACCAGGTGCATCTACATCTCTAAACTCTCCAGGTTGTATCGATTGCGCTTCATCTCTGACACGAATACCTCTTTGTTTAAATCCTGCCGGCATATTTGAAAACGTACCAGCATCTAACAATTGTCTTAGTGCATTCGTTGCAGTTCTTGATAATCCACCAATCATGTGGATTAAGCCAAAACCATAAAAACCTAAACCCGGTAAAAATTTAAAATGTGTAAAATAATTAATTTTATTTTTTAATGGATCTTCAGGTTTATAATTTCTTCTAATAGATAAAACTTCTCTTGACGATGTATCAATTGTTACAATGTAAGGGAGTTTTATTCCTGTTGGGTTTTGTTCTGCATCTTTGTCTTCAAATCCTTCTAGATCAAGATTTGTGTGAAACTCTAGAATAGTAAACATTTGTTCCTCTCTAGTTTTTCTGACACCTTCTAATTCTCTTTCTTTTTTCTCTACTTCTGTTTCTTGTGAGTATCCTGGTGTAATTTCTACATCTCTGTAAAAACCGGATACTTGTTTTTTTCTTAAATCATTTTCTGACATTTTTAAAACATGCACAACTGCATCTGCATCTTCTAAAGATGTTGCAGTGTATGGAACTATCAGATCATCCGCTGGAACGAATTTGGACACGGCTCTGTCTAAAAGTTCATCATAGTAAACTTTCTTAAAGGCAGAGCCGCTAAGAGGGAGATAAAAAAGTAACTGATCGAACTCGGGTTCATACTCTTTCATCACATTCATGAGTTGATAGTTCATGAAATTTTTTACTCTTGTCGACTGTTCTTCTTTTTGTTTATTTACTATACCCATAATTTGAGTATGTACTGGACCAGTCGCTGGAAGTAATTCTTTGTAAGCGTGTGCTTGAAACTGTGTTACCGCTTCAGCTAATACAGGGTGTGTTGCACCACTTGCATTTGAAAACGGTTGTGATCTTGTTTGATATTTAAATCCTAATAAATCTAGACCTTTTGTATAGCCATCTTCCCAATCTTTTCTAGATGCCTTATACTGTGTATAATTTTCATATAGCTCAGATCCTAGGCTACCTAAAACATCATCTGGTAAAAGGTCTGCTAAGTTATCAAAATGTTCATTTGTACCTGGCTGGTTTACAGCCTCTGGGTCGAAAGTAATTGTAGCACCACCATCTTCATCTTGTTCAACTTGGATATCTTCTGGTCCAACTTGTTCTTCGATGTTTGCTTGAGATGCTTCTACAAGCTCTTCTTCACTAGGTAACTTTATTTCCTGCTCTACGTTTGGTAAAGCTTTGTCTATTTCTGACATTATTTTTCTCCGAGTTCGATATCACTATAGTCTTTTTCCCAGGAACATTCAACCCTTGTGGGTGAGGTCCTCTCTCTGGTGGTATCGTAGTTGTTAGTTTTTTAGTCATCTAATAATCCTAATCCTTGTATTGCTGCAGAGGCTGCAAATCCACCTATACCTGCTCTAGACAATAATCTTAATGCTGGTCTGCTTAAACCTAATCTAGCAACCTTTCTAAATGCTGATGGCAGCCCTCTTGTAAGTTTTGGTGTTTGATCTGCAAATGCAGGATATAAATAGTTTAGTGGATCTGTTGCAATATCCATTGGTGAATCTCCTTCAGCTATTTGACTTGTAATATCTCCAGCTGCAAGAGGGGCTAGTAATGCAGGAGATGCTGCAACTCCTAATCCTCTACCTAGAACTCTTAAACCTGTTTTTACAACGCCTTTTGGTTTTCTTTCAATACCAAGTGCTCTTGACTTACTTGCTTTGATTGTTGATGGCGCAACTAGTGCCGTTGATCCTGCAACAGACGCACCTAATGCAGGTAGTTGATAATCTAAAATTGCAGGTCTTTCTATATCAATTGATACAGGTTGTGTTGCCATATCAACCAACATATTTTTCTGTTGATCTTCGTTTGATAAATAAGTTGTTGGATCATCATTTCTAAATAATTTAACAAGTCCTACTGCTGTTCCTACAGCTGCACCTGCACCAAATGTTTTTACACCCGGTGATTTTGCAAAATTTAAAACTTTTTGAAATAGTCCCTCTGGATTATTTTTTACAGCATTATCAAAAGATGTTAAACACGCTTTTACTGAACCACCATTTGCTTTTCCAAAAATAGAACAAATATTGTTAGTATTGTTTTCAAATTCTTGTCTTACATTTTTTAATATTCCTCTTGGAAGATTAACCCCTCTTGCTTTGGTTTCTCTCAACATTTCATCTAAAGGTAGACGTTCTCCAAAATCTCTAGTTCTTGTAACCATGGAAGGTTGAGACGCTATGCCAGCAGGTATAGAATCTTTATAAAGTTGAAAAGCTTTTTTCTTTTCAGATAAAGTTTTAGAATTATTCCAAGTTTGTTCAAAATTGTTTCTTACTTGTGATTCTTTTAAATTTACATCTGCATTTGAAAGATGAACATTAAACGGGTCATTATATCTTCCAGCTACATGCTGAACTTCAAAAAAATTACGTTTATCTCCTGCGTTCCAATTCTCAATTAATTTAGAATTAATTTCATTTCTAAGACCCGGTGTTTTATTTATAAAAATTTTTTGTTCGTAAGGTTTAATTACATCTTTATAATTAAATCCTGTATTTTTAAGATTGATATATTTTTCTAGATTTTTAAAAGTAATTGTTTTACCTGTTTCTTTATCTATAATTTTAGCGTTTAAAAATTCATTAAGACTAATATACTTGCTATATTTTTTATCTAATTTTAATCTATTGTCTACTTTTTGATTTTGAGCTGTAACAAATAAATCTCTCCATAACGCTTCTTTAGCTGTTTTAACTGGAGGTGGTATTCCTTTTTCTAAATAACGTTTTTGATTAAACGCGTATTGAGAAGCTTCAACTTTTTCAGGATTAGCTTTAGCCCAATCTCTTTTAGCTTTAGCTATTTTTTCTGCATACTCTGGATCAGTTCTTCTTCTTTCTGTTTTAATTATATTAGCTCTTTTGTTTCTTACTTTATTTTTTATTTCTTTTTTAGTTAATCCTTTAATATTAATTCCAAGTGTTTTAGCTTCTTGTTTAAAAGATTTTAAAGTTTTGGTTGCCCCATATTCAAGAGGAGCTTTACTTTTTATATTATTATCAAGTCTTTTTTTTCTAACACTTTTGCTATTAAACTCGGTTCCTTGATTTGTTCTATAACCTATATCATTTAGGTATTCAGCGAAATCTACATCTGTTACTTCGCCTGGAAAATTTTTATATAATTTAATAAATTCAGATGCTGAAAGTTTCATTACACCTCCAGGATGCCGGCAAGACCACCGTTTCTAAATCCAGTGCCAATCTCAATACCTAACTTCATTTGTATTTCTTTAATTGTATCTGGAAACTCTTCAGGATTTTTTAATGCTTGGTTTAATACTTTAAAATATTCTGTCTTTTCTTTTCCTTGTAAACTTGGATCGACAGCAAGTTCTTTAAACATTCTCGTAATATCTTTACCTGTAATTCCATATTGTTCTACGGCTGCAAAACCTTGTCCAGCTCCTTTTTCTAAAGCTTGTTTTCTTTTATACAAACCTAAAGCTTTACCAACAAGTTTACCTCTAAAGAAACCCGGTCTTGCTAAACCACCTTTTGCAAATTCAAAATCTTCTGGATCAACCATGTCAGGATCAAAGTTTCTATCTGTTATGTTTCTTCCTTTTGCATCTTTAACTGCAACTAATCTTTCTGCAAATTTTTGTATATCATCTGCACTGTCTAATTGTGCAACAGATGATGCAACCTTTGGTCCAAAATATTTTTGTACTAATAACAATGGATCACCCATGCCACCGCCACCACCTTCAGTCATAAATCTAAAATCATCTGCTTCCATAATTGATGATAAAGTTGGACCATCCGGGAAACTTGGATCTTCTAAATCTTTTACTCTATTTAAAAACTCTCTAGCATTTGCTCTTGCAACTGGTTGAGCATTTGCTGATACACCTGCGTTTAAATAAATTTTATTTACAATATCATCTATAATTAAATTAGTGCCTTTAACATTTTTAATTGCCTCTAAACCTGCACCTGAGAATGGCGCTGCGATATCATCTGGTCCACCACGTGAACCTGATGGTGGTAGATCATCAAAATTAAAACCTGTTTTTAACATCTGTTTTATTTGGTCATCAGACGCTGTAGGAAAATTACTTCTTAATTCTATTTCTGCGTCAGACATTGAGTCTGCTAACTTTTTACCCTTTTCTTCTAATCTTAGACTTGCAGCTATTTCAGAGTTTGGATCTATGTCATCAAGCTCTCTAGCTCTTTTTAAATTTTCTAAAACTTCATCGCTAGGTGCAAACCCTGTTGCTGCAAAATTTTCTGAAGTAATTGGATCACCAGCTTTATACTTTGTTGGATCTCCTCCTTGTCTCAAAGACATTAAACCAGCCTTATCTAAGTCTCTAGTTCCTGTCGCAAGATCTGTTACGTTCGCTGGCGCTGCTGGTGGAAAGTAAACACTATCCATCGTCTGCATGTTTCTTAATAACTGATTCGCTTGTATATCGTTCAGTTTACCGGAGACCGCATATCCTACTGAGCTTGTTAATTCTTCTACTGCTTTTGATTGTGGTAGCACGGCTAATGCATCAGCGTTGATGTCCATGTCCAACATCAACTCTGGAGACTTACCTTTACCTAAAAAATTTACATTTGTTTTTGTGCCAAGGACATTCT